GGAGAAGGTTTTGCCAGATCAATAAATCATGAAAATTTATAGTTAACTTGATTATTATATTGATTTTAAACAAATTTATTTGCTTTAAAAGACCCTTGGGGGTGTGATGGGGGTAAACCGGTAAGTATTTTGCTGTTTATCATGTCTACCTGATCACTATTCATATCGCCGATCCACTTGGCATAAACCTCATATACCATCCTGGAATCTTCATGGCCCATCTGACTGGCAATAAAGGAAGGGTTTGCACCAGCAGAAAGTGACCAACATGCATACGTATGCCTTGACTGGTAAGGATGGCGACTTCTAATACCTGCGCGCCGTAAACCATGTTTCCATCCATAGGATATCGAGTTTTTGGAAAAGTAACCTGTCTTTTTTTTCGAATTAGATGTCGGGACGAATACCGGACTGATGATTTGTTTTTCAGTTTTTCCATGCTCTCGGTGATGAAACTCGATTGAATGGGCGGGAAGGGCGCCAGTTATTTCGAACTGCTTCATTAATGCATCGTGAGCGGGTCTGAGCAACGCTATTTTTCTGATCCCTGCATCAGTTTTAGGCGGAACGAATAAGCCTTTACTAGTAAGGTTTCGCGAAACACTGATTACCCCATTCTTCAGGTCGACATCCTCCCAAGCAAGCGCACATAGTTCGCCATGCCGCATTCCTGTATGAGTGGCAATTGTCCAGATGAGCGCATGATGTAGAGAAAGGTGTGTAATAAAGGATTGATACTCATCAAAGCTAAGTGGGTCAGGTGATCGCTTTGAAACCTTAAGCATCTGTATGCCATCGTATGGAGCATGGGAGATGAATTGGCTACGGTTAGCCATTTTTAACATTTCCGTCAGGACGTTCATGAGCGTATTTACCCTTGATGGCGTTCGACCCTGTTTCTTATAATTTGGCATGCCGGGATTAACGACTTCACCGAACAGAAGTTCCCGCCGGTAGTTGAGCAGGTCGGCGTTCTGAATATCGGCTAAAAGTGTGCTGTTGCCCACAACCCTCCTGAGAGTGTTGACCGTCGAGCGAATTGTGAGCATTGAAGCCGCTGAAACCTCGAGTGCCTTGTAATCGCAGAACAAGTCGCACAATTCAGCGAAGCTGTTAATGCGCTTCGTCGTGCCGAACTTGCTGAGCGCTTTTGATTCAGGGAATCGCTGGGCATAGTCGAATGCGCCCATTTGGATTTCGCTGACAATCAATGCTCTCAAGTTGCCAGCTTTTTTTATATTGCTATTACTGACCAACCACCCACGCAGAACTTCGCGGCATCGTATGCCGCGGTAGGTGAAAGTGATGCGTATTTTGCCGTTGTGTAATTCAACACCGGTTGGAAATTTCATCAGAGTTCCTGCACTAACTGATTAATCTTGGGGTAGTTGTACCAGAGCAATCCTTTGGCATTATCAGTCTGACCCAGCGCTGTTAAATGCTTGAAATGCACGCCTTCCACCCAAAGCTTCAGACGGTAATTTTTGATCTGACCTTCGGTAAGCCCTGTTCTTTCAGTTAATCTGGTCTCAACCACCCACTCTTCGTTAAATATTACCTGTGCCATCATTTACCTCAGGTAACCGGCATCAGTATAAAGATGCCGGTTAAGAACAATTGATATTCCGATATCAGGAGGCCTGACCGGGTAATGAACGGAGCCGACGCATGCCAGTCATTGCTGTAGCTACATAGCTCGCCTTACGATTCACCACTTCTACCCAAACTTTCACACCTTCAACTCTCACGGTGTAGGTCTCTTTCATCTTGCTTCGCCCGTAATCGCCGTAACGTTGCTGGTGGGCTGTGAGCGCGATGTCACATGCCTGGCGAGCCAAAGGGGATTGCCTACTACCTCGATTGATCAGTCGCATATTGTCTCCTTTAGGGAGGGTTTCCCCTCCCGATCTCCCTAAGCCACGTATTCCGGTTTCATATCCGCCAGAGTGATTCTGAACTGATCGTGTAGCTCTTCGCTCAGATGACGTTTAGCCGATGCCAGCACTCGCTCAACTTCCCCGAATCGCTCCGCCGCGCCCGGTTCATCTGGTGAAGGCAGTGTGTTGATTGCTGCTTCGACCTTGTTACGTGCATCCACCAGGTAGTAGCGCTTCACGGCTTTGTTTTTAAGTTCGGTGAAAAGAGCCGAACCTAGCGTGACTTTGATGCTTTCGATGTCTGCGCGAAGTGCCTTTGCGCAGTCCACATCCTGAGCCGTCTCGATTCGGTCGCGGAAGTCATCGGCCAGGGCGTCAACATTGACGGCTGATTCTTTCGCAGTTTGTGTAGTTGTTACGGTGTCACCAGATATTTCCGTGAGGCTGACACGCTGCGGCGCCGGGTTAATTTCCTTCTCTGCAGGTTGATCAACCTCATCCTGGCTGTAGACGCCGAGAATGACTTCAGGGCAGTAAAGGCGAGCCCAGTACTTCACTGCAAGGTATGCGATCTGTTGCTTGGGCGCCGTTTTCCACAGCGGAGAATTTCGGGTCGAAACATCAGCCAGATAAATTGGTTCGCTCCAAGTGATATCCTTTTCACCGCGCAGGACTGCACCGACCTCAATGTACAGACCCAACTCATCGCGGTTTTCTTTCTTACCGGCGATCTTTTCCCAGTCGCCGCCATATTCATAATGAAAGCGACCCACAATGGCGTTGGAGCTGGATATAACCGCATTAACCAACTGCGCTTCGTAGCCCAGCACGCCGTTTACAAGGTGTGTTTTCTGTGCAACTGCGTACGGATTCATGCCCCATTGCATAGCCTGCATAACGATTGCCATACAGTCGGCAGGTTTACCGACCAGGTGTTTTGGAACGGTAACGGCGGACTGCGCCATCAGCTCAGCGAATGAGGTCAGTTGACCCAAAGCCTGTACGTTAAACACAGCATTGCTGGCAGAAATGGTGTTGGGTGCCTGCTCAGTCGTAATGATGTTGGTGTTTTGCATAGTCAGTTCCTCCATTAAGCCAGACGCAGCGCTTCAAGACGGCGCAGGTCAAAGTCGTTCAATTCGTCGGTGTAATCGTTGGTGATTGGCGCTGGCCATTCGCCAGTGTCGAAGCCAGTCGCGATAGCGCGCATCGATTTGCGATACTCAAGCATGCCCAGTTCCAGCAATTCTGCTGATGCTTCGATGATAGCGATCCAGTGGTAGTTCTCGTCTTTATTGACGAAAATCCAGAAGAACTGATCCAGGCCAGCGGTTTCGCAGTACATGGCCGCGCTCAGGTGGTAATCACGGTCGATTATTTCGCGGTGAAGTTTGGCGCGAAGTCCTTCCTGCTTAACGTTCCACATGCTGATGGTTTTGAGGTCAGTACCAATACGCACGCCGTCTATGTCGATCTCGAGGTCAGGGCGGACACGCACTTCCAGGCCGGTTTCATCGTCAAAGCCAAAGTAGCTGACCTCAACTGCACGGCTCGGGTGCTGGAGCAGCATGCCTGCGGTCGGGTGGGCGAGCAGAGCCGACTGAATGGCCAGCGCGGTCGCCAGCTGCTGGCGCGTCACCAGAATCTTGTCGTTCGGGTTGTCGCGCCATGCATCCAGCAGTTCGTCGGCAAACACGGCATCCGGATTCACGGATTTCACGGACTGCATCAGGTCAGCTTTGGTTCCGGACACTTTCAGCGGTGCCGGCTTGTGTGCTTCCTGTGCGACCATGTCAGGATTGACGATCGCCAGCTGCTCGAGCAAGGCATCGCGGTTGCCGCTGGTTTTCACCTGCGATGGCAGGGTGGCGTTATATTCTTTGATGCAGGCTTTCATCGCCGTGGCGGTTTGTTTCTGATCTACTTCGATACGCTGATATTCAGCTGGCAGCGCCATGTAACTTTGAGCCGTTTCTTCAAGCGAACCGCCAAGCGACACCTGCGGTGGCATGGTGCTGTTGTGCGCTTCCAGCAGGGCTTTAATTTCGTCAGCGCTCAGCAGTGCCGGCAGACTGGCGTTATACGTGTCGATGAACTCGCGAAGTGTTGCAGTCGTGGTAAAGGCACTCTCCGGAATCAACGGTTCAACACTGAATTCTTCATC